GCGATGTTTATAATTATCTACCTCGTATAATTCAGATTCGTAACTACTCATATATATTTTGTATTTGCTATTTCTTATGTATTTGTATAATTCTTTATGGTTTATATCTTTTTGATATTTTTTTGTATTTTCATAAGGTGGGTCAAGATATACAATCGTTTCGTCAATCGGCGTGTCTATTACAACCTCGTCGTATGATTTGTTTTGAATATCTAATCTCTTTAATTGTTCTAATTGCTTTAATTGCTTTAATCGCTCTAATTGCTGTAATTGCTCTAATTGCTGTAATCGCTCTAATTGCGGTATTTCGTATTGTCTATCTTTTATATATCGCATTAAAGTTAATCGTCGTTCTGTTATTGTTGAATCTTTTAATAATTCCTTAGGCAATTCAACCCCATATTTCCCTTTAAACTCATCTAACACGCTACAATCTTGATATACAACCGCGTTATGTAATAATCGCTTTTTATCTTCAATATCACGACCAAAGAGATACGATGACTGGTTATTTCCAAAGCTCCAAACTGTTTTTATATAACCAGAATACCAGTCGTCGCCGTTTTTATATTTGTTAAAAGTGTCGCGGTCAACCCATTTATACATATCTGGCGTAACGCCGTTGTCTCTTATATACTTTAATAATTCAACAACGCCAGTATTAAGCTCGTTATATACAACCCGCTTAATTTGCGGTCTTTGAATTACCTCGAATGAGATAGCTCCGCCTCCGCCAAATAAATCAAAAAAATATTTACATTTTGGATTATCCTCTAAAATACTATCGACAATCTTTTTTGCGAGTTTTCGTTTGCTACCCATATACGGAATACCTAATTTATGAATCATTTTAATCTACTCCCCCTTTAGTAATAATTTTTAATATTTTATCTATTTCTTTTTCATAAAATTTTAATTCTATTTTTTTATAGTTATCATTATTTCTATTAAAATGAACTACAATTAATTTATCTATATGTAAATCTGGTATATTTTTCTCTAGTAACCTTTTATATAGGGATAATTGTAGACTATAAACATTTAATTCTGAATTATGAACATTATTAAGAGGGTCTAATAGATAAGTTCCATATTTATTATTTAATTCTAATTTTTTATTAGTTTTCCAATCTATTAAAACATAATTTTTAGTTATTGTATCAAAAAATAATCCATCAATAGCCCCTGCTATTTTATAATCTGTATCATAACATATATATTCACTCTTTACATATATTAGATTTTTATTATCATTATAAAAATTTTTAAAATATTCAACTTCTACATCTATTAAATTACTATATTCGTTTTCTAATTTATGCTTATAAAAACTTTCTATATAAAAATGTAATTCTGTTCCTTTTATACAGGATACGCTAGATTTTATTTGCCATAGTTTTTTAATATAATCTATATCCAAATTATTTTTAAAACAATAATCCTCTGTAAAACTACCACCAAAAGTATCAGGTTTAAATTTACTTATAAACTGTGTTACTGATATATAGTTTTCTTCATTTACAGTATATCTATGTAGTTCTTCATTAAAAATAATATTATTAAAATATTTGTTAAAATTTATCCTCATTTTAACTTTAATAGTAAATCATTTTTTAATTTCTTTTTTAAACTTTTTTCTATATCTGTTTCATCTCCATCTTCATATAAACCAATATTCTTTTTTAAGTATTCGTCAAAGGTTATATCTAATTTTAATACTGCTTCTAGTTTATCACTCTTACAGACATCTCCTTCATATCTTAAATTAATATAACCTAAATAAGGTATATATGAAGTTTTATTTTGAGTATAATTTAAAAATATTTGTAGTATTAGATTTTTAAATACTTTTTTAACATCTACCTCTGGTATTTTACTTAATAACGATATACTTGTAATCATCTCTTTTTCTATCATATAATTATTCCTTAAATATTATTTTTAATCTAGTAATCTTGTTTTATAAACATTTTCTTGTAATTTAACCAACTCTATTCCTTTTTGATTTTTAATTTCATTTTTTTTATCTTCAAATTCCTGTAAAGTAATTTGTTTTTCATTTAAAGTTATAGTATCACTCATTTTGTATAAATCCTCCTTGTATATTAATAATATAGTTATTTTTATTAAAAAAGTAAATTGGTTTGTTTATAATTAGTTATTAGTATTTCATTTCTTATATTTTTTAAATTTTTTCTACTACCTATATCTATTATATTTAAGTTATACTTTTTACATATTTCTATAATATCTTTATTATCAAATTCAGATATGGCAAATCTTACATTAAAAGCTATTAATATTTTAACTAAATTTTCAAAATCTTGTATAGTAAAATCATAAACATCATAACTAGATGTATTAATATAGGAAGGATCACAATAGATAAACATATTATTTCTATCATTATTACTTCTAATTGCTATTTTATTTAATAAATCCTTATAATCTGAATTTGTAAAATAACAATATTTAAGTTTATTAAAAATATTTTTTATATCTTTTAATAAATTTTTTTTTACATTATATTTTCCAATAAGAAAAGTATTTGCATTTCCTAAATAACTAAAATTAAATAAGTATATAAATCTTAAAGCCCTATTAATTTTATTTTTAAAAGTTTTTTTCATAAAATATCTAAATAATTTTTCAGATATTGGAGTTAATTTAATTTTATTATATAACTTTTTTAATAATGTTTTAGATTGAAAAATTCTAAATAAATTATAAACATCACTATCTAAATCATTTAATATATTGTAATTACAGGGCATAATTTTTTGTTTTTCAAAAAATAATCCTCCTACTCCAAAAAACATTTCAACATAAAAATTATGAGGAGGAAAATATTTTATAATTTCTTTTGCTACTAACTTTTTACTACCTTTTCTATATACTATCATATTACCAACTTATATTTTCTTTACTAAATAAATCATTTTTATCTATAAAATAATCAACGCTTAATTTTTTATTTTTTATAGCCACTTCTATTTCTTCTATACTTGCATCACCACAATCTTTACTTTTATCTAATTTTGCTATGTAAAATTCTTTATCCATATATTCCTCTAATTTTAATATTGTAGCTTCTCCAGCTTCATCATTATCGGGTATTATAACAAATTCTTTAAACTGTTTTAATAACTCTATTTGATAATCCGATATTTTAGCTCCAAATATACAAGTAACATTTTTAGATATATATTTATATATTTTAATAATATCCATAAAACCCTCTACTACATAAAGAGTATTATTTATATCTAATTTATCTATATTTAATATACAATTATTAACAGATGTATTTTTAGGGTATAAAACTTTAGGTAATTGTCTCCTAGTATAATCCCTTCCTTCATAGCTTAATATTTTATTATTATAATAAATAGGAGTAATAATTCTTTTATAAAATTTAGTTCCATTTATTAAGCTATACTCCGTATATTGTATATTAAAATCATTTATAATACTTTCGTTAACATCTCTACTATATAAATAATCTAAAACTTGTTTATTATCATATACACTTTTAAAACTATTTTCTATTACTATATCCTTATTTTTTATTTCTTGTATTTTTTTAAACCTACTATTGTCTTTATCCTTATCCCTATTTAAGCTATTTATGAAAGTATAGTTATTATAATTTATACCTAAAAATTTATAAATAGATTTACCCGTTAATCTTTTTACTAAATCATATAAACTACCCTCTTCTCCACAACTAAAACAAATATATTTACCCGTATTTTTATATATAATAAAAGAGTTATTTTTTTCATTATGGAAAGGGCATAAAAAAGAATAATAATTACTAAAATCTTTTAAATTACTTAAATTTAAAAGACTAACAACTTTATCTACAACTATTTCCATAATTTATTTTAACATAGCTTCATATATTTTATTTTTTGTATCTATTTTACTTTTTATATAATTATCTATTATATTACTAGGTATATTGGAAATTAAAACAAACATTTTTAAATTATCCTTTTTAAACTTTTCTTGATAATAGTCAGGAAAACTCCCTATATATTTATCTATTACATCTTGATTATATTCCTCTAAAATTATAGTCCTTAAAGTTAAATTATTATCATTTTTAAACTTTAATAATTCATCTCTTTCGTTATATAACCCAAATTCACCTAAATTAGTATATAAATCATTTATTGTAATATACCCCATATAAATCCTCCTTTTTAATAAATATTTACTTTTCTTAAACAATTCCTCATAATCTCGTTAGTATTAATTAACCAAAAACTTATATAAATTTTATTATTACAATATTTAAAATCCTTTTTAGGACACCAAAAATTATAATTACTTATTTTAAAATTAACTGCTTTTTCTGTCTCTCTTACTATTTCAACATTATTACCTATACAAAAATCTTTTTTATTTATATCGTCTGATACATACTTTTCTAAAGGATTATATTTTATTTTTTCTAATTCGTCAATACTTTTATTACTAGTTATATCCTCTTCATTAATTCCTTCATTTCTTATTGGTTTAAATTCCTTATCAAATAAAAAGTAATAAGGTTTAGATTCAACACTATTTATATTTTCAGGTATAATATGTAATTCTTTTTTAGCCCTTGTTACTGCTACATATAATACAAAATATTCATCTTCACAATATTTTTTATATAAATTTTCTATATCTTCGTTTTTAAGTTTATTAAAATCATATTTTCTTATATCAGGGTAAAAAGTTTCATTATAAAAATTTTCTAATAATAAATAAGTATAAGGTATTGTCATTCCTTTGCTACCGTGAATTGTGGATAATAATACTTTATCTTTCATTTTATCCTCATCATCGGAATTACTAAAATTTAATTTTAAATTAGCAATAAAATCATATATTGTTTTATCTTTATCTATAAAATCTATGTATATGCTATCAAGATATTTGATAAATTCATTTTTTTCAATTATATTTGAAATACCCTCTTTAGTTTCTCCCTCCATAAATTTTAAATTATCAAAATCAAATATAACTGCAATAGCGCTAAAAGAAAATTTATTACTATTTAGTATATTATTAACTTCTTTAAAATAAGATAATATTTTATTTAAACTTTGTTTTCTATAAGTACCTATTTTTTTTATTTTTTTACTTAATCCACATTCTAAAAAATCTATTATATTACCTCTCTCGTTTCCTTCCATATAAACTTCATCAATTAGTAATAAAGTTCCAATATCTATATAAGTATTTGATAATTTATTAAAAACATACTTTGTAGTCTGTAAATCATATTTTCTTAATAATTCTACAATAGATAAACATAATTTTATTTCTACTCTATTTAAAAAAGAATTACCCGCTACATAAAAAGGTATTTTTCTTAAAGTTAATTCCTTTTGAAAATCTAATGATTGTTTATTATACCTATATAATATACCCATAGCATCTAATTTTTCACCACAATGTATTTTATACTCAATATCATCAACTATTTTTTTAACATCTATATCATCCATATATTTAACAATATCTTTATTATTTTCTAATATATTTGTCTTTAATTTATATTCCTCTGGTATTATCATTTTATCAGTAATAATATTAGCATATTTATTTATACTATTACCAAATCTAAAAGTAGTTGTTAAACCTAAAATATTTATTTTTTTACTCTTACAATAATCCATTATATAATATGGATCTGCGTAATTAAATCTATATAGTGTTTGTTTAACATCACCAATAAATATTAATTTTGTTTTATTAGTTATAAACATATCTAAAAACTGTATTTGTAAAATGCTCGTATCCTGAACTTCGTCAACTACAATTACTTTCATTTTATTTATGTATATATTTTTAATATTATTATTACTATTTATTAGTCTATACCCTTTATATAATAAATCTAAAAAAGACCAATAGTTATATTTTTGTTTAACATTTTCTAAATAGTTATAACATAATATATCATCTTTTTCTTCAAAATAAATATCTTCATTTTTTTGCATTTGTTCAACTAATTTACCCATAAAAGACATAGCTTTATTTTTTATAAATTTTTCATCCATATCTTTACTTGAAGTGTTATTTAAAAGATAATTTTTTACAACTTCACTAAAATAACCCTCATCCTTTATTGTTATTTCAGATTCTATACCTAATATTTTTTTAAAAGTATTTATAATTGTAAAAGCAAAGCTATGAATTGTCGATATGTGAATCTTTCTATTAGGAAGCAATTCCATTATTTTATTTTTTAACTCTTTACTAGCAGTTCTTGAAAATGAAAATAGAAATATATTATCTGGGTCTATATTTTTATTTTGAACTAGGTCATAAACTTTATATCCGCAAGTAGTTGTTTTGCCACTACCAGCAGAGGCGGATATAAAACAATTATCTTCGTAGTTTATAATATCCTTTTGTTCCTGTGATAGTGTCATTTTTAACTCCTAATTAATATATATAATTACTTATATAACATTTTTAAAACTTTGTCAATAGTTTTTATTAATTTTATTAAAAATTTATTTATTTTAGATATACCTGTCCTGTCTATTTTTATTTTTTTGATTTTTTAATACTAAATTTTTATTTTAAGTTATAGATTTATAACTTTTTTAAGCATATTTTAGCCGCTCGACACCACAATCACTCTCAAAAACTAAAAACCTTATTGTAATAGTAAAAAACTTGTTTTTGTACATATTGTATAAAAAGTTAGATTTAGATAAATATAAATTATTAAAATAGATTTTATTAAATATATACTTATTATTTAGATAATTTACTTTATAAAAAAGTATATATTTTATTATTAAATGAATAATATTATTTAATTTAATATATTTATAATAGAAAAAATTAAAAAACATTTTATCACAATCGCTAAGATTTTTATAACTCTCTCTCTCGTTTATCTTTTCGTATAACTCTCTTACAAAAGCGTGATTATTTAAAAACTCTTCTATAAAATCATCTAAATAATGTCTATTAGGAAAGTAAGTATATCTTTTTATTTTTATAAATTCTTTTATTAATTCTATCATAATATTATTAGCATCTTTAAAAGCTTTTCTTATTTCTGGACTATATTGTAATTTTGTTTCAATAGCAACTCTATCCATTATATCCCTATTTTTAACACCATCAAAATCATTGCTATATACTGTATGAAAAACTGAAGGCATATAGTCTTTATATTTTTGTATTTTATCTTCCTCAACAATTATAGCGTCGTGAACAGAAAATAACATATCATTTTCTTTTCTTGCTAGTAAGTGCATATACATAGTAATATCTGATTCTATTTTTTGATATAAACCATAATTAAGACAATAGAAAAATAATTTAATTTGACTATGAGCTTTTTCAAGATTAAATATAAAATTAGTGTTTGTTGGATTAGTTTCTATTTTATAACTTTTAAATCCAAACATTCTTATTTCTTCTGGATTTAATCCTTGAGCTTTTATATTATCATAAAACGCTTTATGTTTGTTTTCTAATATATGTTTATACCCATATAACTTTTTCATATCACAATGTTTATACTTTTCACTTTCAATACAAAGTCCTTTACTTAATTCATATATAGATTGTATTATTTCTTTAAAATGAATACTATTTTCTAAATTATAATCTAAATATATATTACTATCAAAATTAACATTTTCTTTTTTAAAAATATTGTTTGTAGCTCCAATAGCCTCTATTACATTTTTTGTATTAATTACAACTATACAAGGGGCTTTTATAAGTTTTCTATAATATTTTAATTCCGCTTCAGTCATTATACCTATAAAAGGATGTTGTTGTAAAACCCCTATATAAGCATCATCGTTACTATAAAGAGATTTAACTAATTCGGGTAAACTATCATAATTATCATTTATATAATTTCTACCTATTATTAAATGATAAAAAGCATTGAACATAAAAGATTTAAAATCTATTTCTTCTAATCTATAAAATTCCATTACCATTTCTCTTATTTCTTTTGATACGGATGTTAAAGCATTATAAAATCTACCCCCTTTATTTGTATCCCCGTCAGTATATACTCTGTAATAGTTTAATTTATCTCTAAGATATTTATTTAAATGGTTAAATTTTTCATTTACTTTTTTTATTACATTATATAAAACGTGAAATCTTTTACTACAAAGGGCTTCTCTATAATCCTCTTCTTTACTTTTTTTATCTTTTACTTCCATATTTTGATTAAATCTTCTATCTTTAACTGTTAAAGGGTCTTTTGCTTTTTTTCTTTTTTTACTATTATATATATTTTGGGTTGCTAATAAAAATTCAAGGTATTCTAATTTATCTAAATTGTCTCCTTTAAATAAATGTTTTATATCCCATTGTTTTATGGGATTTAATATGTATTGGGTTGCTACAGAACTTGTTATATTATTTTCTCTATCATAAGTTCTATGTCCTATACATTGTGTAATCATTTTTAATTCTTCCATTCTGTCTAATAAGTTTATTACTATATTATAAGTAAGTCTATATTTTAAAACTAATTTAGTCCATATAATTAGACTGGATAAACTAATTACAATATCTTCCTTTTCAATTTCCTGTGTTATCTTACTTGAATCAGCTTTACCTATCCCTTTAATATCTTTATCTGTTATTTCCCTTTCTGCTAATATTTCTAAAAGTCTTTTAAGGTAATTTAGGCTATACATATTACTAGTTCTATATATTAAGTTTCCATTTTTTAATCCAAATTTAGAGCAAAAACTACTATAACCAAAAAGAATACATAAAGCAGTAATATAAGATGATTTATTATACCAATTTTCCTCTTTAATTCTGTCATATATAACTTTTATATCTTCCTTATATGTTATATAAAAATATTCACACTTTGAAAAAGTATATTTAGATTTTAATAACCCTTTTTGAAATTGAGATTCAATATTTTTTCTATTATTTTTTTTAGTTTTAACTCTAAACATTTTATAACCCCTTTATAAATAAAAAAACCTTATTTTGCTTTCTTTTTGAACACCTTACAAGTATATAAAAGATTAGTTGCAAAATAAGGTTTAAACTTATTCCAAATATATAAACTATTTTTTTAAAATTGTCAATACTTGTAAGGTATTTATCTATACTATTATAGTTAAAATTTTTTTTGTAATTAAACATTTTTTATCTCCCGTATAAATAAAAAAACCTTATTTTGCTTTTCTTTTTTTAACACCCAACAAGTATGTAAAAGATTAGTTGCAAAATAAGGTTTACCTTATATCTTATATTATATTTTTTTTAATTTGTCAATACTTGTTGGGTATTGTTTTATATTATTATAGTTATAATTTTTTAAACATTTATTCATTTCATATAATATAATACTTTTTTGTAAAAAAACAAATAAATATTTACTTTTTTTGTAAAAATAACTATATTTATTATAAAGGAGATAATATATGTATTCTTATACTTTAAGTGATAAAGAAAAAGAAGATATTAGTTTATATACTTTTGGTCATTTACCCCAAAGTATTATGGATAAAATTGAAAAAAATTATTTTAACCATAACAAAAATAGTATTGATAAACATTATAGTTACGTTGTTTTTAATAAAAGTTATAAGGTTATTTTTTCTGAAACTTATAAAAAGCCTAATATCCTATTACCTACTACATTAGAAAAACAATCAAAAAAAATATTTGATTTATATAAGGATAAAAAAATATTTATTGTATATATTAAGGGTAATTTTAAAAAATTAAAATATTTACCTTTTGAGGATAATTTTAAGTTTTATAAATTAATAAGCTATTTCTCATTTTTAATTCATACAAGTTTTGATATAACGGATATAATGAAAGAAGATATATATGATCAAAAATATATTTCCTTATAGTAAAGATAAAAATAACAGTTAATTGTAATAACTACGATTAACTGTTATTTTAAAACTTATTTACTTTTTTACAATAAATCTTTTTTTAATTTATTTTTTATTTTGTTTCTATTTTTTAAATAAATTAAATCTTCTAGTATATTATCGGATATATTACTTATTGCTTTATCCTGATATTCTTTTTTTTCAATATCCTTTTTTAGTTGTTGAAATCTCATTTCTTTTAAGTACCCCTGTAATTCATTTTCTCTTTGATTTTTTAAAAATCTTTTAATTTGTTTAATTGTCATTTTTAAAACTCCTTTTTATTTTGTTTACATTTATATTAACGTAATTTTAAAAAAATACTTTAGACTTATTTTTATATTTAATTGTAAATTATTTGTAAAATTTAAAAAATATTTTAAAAAACTATTGACATAATTAAGATAAAAACTTATAATGTAAGTATAAGTTAAAAAAATAAAAAGGAGTTTAAAATGAAAAAGAAAATTATTGTTGCAAATGCTTTTAGTTTGCAAATGATTCAAGAGTTTCCAAGCTCTTTAAAAATGGAAGAGATTACGACAGAAGAATTTAATAAAGTTATTAAAAGTAATAACTTTGTTTCCGCCGTAGGACATCAAGATACGGCGAATTTATTAAATGTTCCTTGTAATAGAATAAATGTTTCTATTGACAAGGAAACGACTTTGATAGTTGCCCAGCTTGTTGGAGGCAGACTACCAGAGGGATCAACGACACTTCCGCAAGGATTTTCCTTTAAGTTTATAAAAGTTGAACTTAAAGAAAAAGACGTTGATTTTCAAATAATTTAAAGGAGAAAAAAAATGGAGAATATAATTTTAAAGAATTTAAATTTAATTCAGGGAAAATTAACCCTTTTAGATGAAGAAAGGGTTAAAACATATTTAAAAGGAAAAGAACTTGATTATAGAATCAAGTTTGAGGTTGAAAAAACCTCTTCCAGAGTGGTAGAAAAACTAATATGGAAAGAATGCGACCGCGGAAACGGGGCATTTTTTTATGATGACCAAAATATATTTGATGATGGATATTGTGAATATCCATACTACGACTTTGACTATGCAATGTCAAAGTTAATTGAACAAAAGGGTTACTTGAAAAAATCTTTTAATATAGAGATAAATCTTAAGGAAGGAACTGTTACATACGACAAGAAAATAGAAACTTCTGTTGATGGAACAGGGGAATTAACTGTTTGGTCAACAGCAGATAACGGAAGCGACTCGAATTTGTTCGAATATGCATCTTTATCAGCAAAAGAATAAGAGGAGTTAAAAATGACAATCAAAAAAATCAAAAAATTAGAAATCGAGTTAAATAATGGAAGGTTATCTTTACATTTAGTTAATAATAGGTTTACTATTATGTTTACAAGTAAAGAAAAAAGTTTAAAATTATTTAAGATTAAAGAAAATCATATATTTAATATGTATAATCTTTTAAATAATATTAAAAACGACTGGTATATAAAAGATTATACTTTTTCAGATAACCTATCTTGTAATGATAGAGTTAGACTAAGATATATAAGAGATAAGTATGGAATTAACTTTGATAGAAAGTCAATTGAGAAAAAAATAGCTACAAGAGTTATAGCTAAAAGAGGAACAGGTAAAGCGGAATTTGTATATCATTAAAAAGTAAAGGAGTTAATTAAATGGAAAATTTATTTGTATTCAATGAAGTTGATGAAATTATAGCTTTAGTTAAAGGTATCGATAAAAAGCTAGTAAATTGGTATTATATTTCACGCTACCAAAAGCTAAGCGAACCCTTTATAGAAAAGCATTTTAAGGATTTAGCTAAATATTATATTTCAACTCACCAGAAGCTAAGCGAAAACTTTATGGAAAAGCATTTTAAGGATTTAGATAAATCTAATATTTCAACTTACCAGAAGCTAAGCGAAACCTTCATAGAAAAACATTTTGAAGACCTAGATAAATATTATATTTCACGCTACCAAAAGCTAAGCGAATCCTTTATGGACAAACATTTTAAGGATTTAGATAAATCTTATATTTCACGCTACCAGAAGCTAAGCGAAACCTTTATTGAAAAGCATTTTAAAGACCTAGATAAATATTATATTTCAACTCACCAGAAGCTAAGCGAAACCTTTATTGAAAAGCATTTTAAAGACCTAGATAAATATGATATTTCAGGATACCAGAAGCTAAGCGAAACCTTTATGGAAAAGCATTTTAAAGACCTAAACAAATATTATATTTCAGAATACCAGAAGTTAAGCGAAAACTTTATGGAAAAGCATTTTGAAGACTTAGATAAATCTCGTATTTCAAAATACCAAAAGCTAAGCGAAACCTTCATGGAAAAGCATTTTGAAGACCTAAATAAATCTAATATTTCAAAATACCAAAAGCTAAGCGAAACCTTCATAGAAAAACATTTTGAAGACCTAGATAAATATTATATTTCAGTCTACCAAAAATTATCAAACGAGTTTATAACAAAACACAATTTAACAATCGATGAAGATAATTGGTTATACAAAGACAAGCAATTTAAACTAAATTACCTAAAATCAATTGGTACATACGAAATCATTGATAATGACTACATCATAGCTTATAAGTCGGTACGGGATGACTATTATTCGGTTTTTAACTTCCAGTATTTTTATGAGGTTGGAAAAACATACGAAGCTCATTGTGATTGTAGTTCCGAAGAAAATAGCTTTGGATTATCTGCTTGGACTAGAGAAGAAGCTTTAAAATACTATAACAGAGGTAAGTTGTTGAAAGTTAAGATTAGTATTGAAGATATAGGTAGAATAGTACATAATAATTATAAGATACGATGTAGTAAGATGGAAATAGTTGAAGAGATATAATTATTTTTTAAAAAATTTGTTGTATAAGTATGTTAAATAATAAAAAGGAGAATTAAAAAAATGAGAGAAGATTATAAAAATGTAGCTGTTTCATTAAATCTATATGATAGGGATAAATTAGATATTATGTGTAATACTCTTAAAAAGAATAAATCTAAAATTTTAAGAGTAGCATTAAAAAGATATTACATATATCTTAAAAGAAAAGGTAAAATAATAGATAAAAAAGATTTAGAAAATGAATGTATTATAGTATAAAGGATTAAAAATGAAAAATAATACTAAAGAGCTGATAAATGAATTGAAGTTTAATAATGAGGATTTTGAATGGTATCCTACTACTAAAGAAATTATAAAATATATATACAAAGATATTATATGTAGAAATGATATTTCTATTAACCTGTTAGATATTGGAGCGGGTAATGGTAAATTATTTGATATTTTAGAAGAACTTAATAAAGATAATATTAAGAAATTAGATAAAATAACAGATTATCATAAAAAAAGATGTATTGAGTATTTTAATATAAATAAATATGCAATTGAAAAGTCTAAAATACTTATAGATAATATGAATAAGGATATTTTTATAATAGGAACAGATTTTTATGAGCAGTCTTTAATAGATAAAAAAATGGATATAATTTTTTGTAATCCTCCTTATACGGAATATGTTGAGTTTACAAAAAAGATTTTAAATGAAGCAAATTGTAAATATATCTATTTAGTAATCCCTACAAGGTGGGTTGATAATAAAGAAATTAAATCTATAATAGAAAATAGAAGATTAGAATATACAATATTAAATGAATTTGATTTTATAAAATCCGAAGATAGAAAAGCAAGGGCTACTGTTAATTTAATAAGGTTTGATTTACAAATAAACTATAAAGACAATCCTTTTAATATTTGGTTTGAAAATAATTTTAAAATAAACGCGGATAAAACAGATGATTCTTATAAAAAGGATAGAATTAAAAGAGAAAAATTAACAGAAATAATATCTAAAAATAGTTTTATTAAAGATACTGTACTTTTTTATACACAAGATTTAAAAAAATTATTAAATAATTATAAATCCTTAGAAAACTTAGATAATGATATTTTAGAAGAATTAAATGTAAATAAACAATCACTTATTGATGGTTTAGAAAAAAAAATAGAAGGATTAAAAAACTTATATTGGCAATTTATATTTGAAAACCTAGATACTATAACAAGCAGATTAACTGTTTTATCAAGAAAAAAGTTATTAGATATACTTTTTAAAAATACAAATATTGATTTAACAGAATCTAATATATACTCTGTGATTATATGGCTTATAAAAAATAGTAATGACTTTATAGATAAACAACTAATTGAGGTATATAATAGATTTGCTAATAAAGACAATATTAAACTATATAAATCCAATAAAAGAATTATTGAAGATAATTGGAGATATTTAAGCGATAAAATAACTCATTATTATTTAGAGTATAGACTTATTGTATCTTGTTATACTACATTTAGTGATAGTTATTTATATAATAAAATAAATGGATTATCCCTTGAAGCATATAATTTTATTAAGGATGTTTTTACTATTGCTATAAATTTAGGTTTTAATTTAAATTTAGAAGTATTATCTAATATAAAATGGTTACCTAGTAAAACCGAAATATTTTATTATAAAAATCATTATAATAGTGGAATATTTGTTGAATTAAAAATATATAAAAATGGTAACATACATTTTAAATTTTGTAAAGAGTTTATAAAAAAATTAAATATTGAAGCCTCCAGAATTAATAAATGGGTTAAAAATCCTAAGGATATAATAAATGAAATAGATATAACTGAAAATGAGTTTAATAATTATTATAAATGTAATTTTAATTTTACTAAAAGTAATATAAAATTACTAAGTGATAATCAAGAATGATAAAAATTACTTATATATCTGATAATCTTTTTTATATTAACCTATATGGGGAAGATTTTTTAGATAATTTAGATATTATAAAATGTTATCAAAAAATAAAATTTGATAAAGATAAAAAATGTTATATATCGGATAAAAAAAATACAAATTATTTTTTATCAAATTTTAATATACAGGATATACAATTTAAACCTTATAAAGAATTAGTTTTAGAAAAGTTAAAAACAGAATTAGAAGTAAAAAGGATAAGAATAAACTTTGATGAAAAATTATTGAAATATCCTCCATTAAAAGGTAAAGACGAATTAAATGTAAATTATCAAATAGACGATATTAAAAAAGTTATAAGCTATAACAGATACTATTTAGCTTTAGAAATGAGATTAGGAAAAACTTATATAATGATAAATGCTTTAAATCATTTATTTAAAAATAACTTAATTGATTGTTGTTTAATTGTTTGTCCTAGTAATATATTATATAATTGGAAAAAAGAGATAATAAGATTTAATTCTGTTAATATAACTGAAGATGATATTTATATTGTAGATATAGATAATAGAGAGCCATTTAATAGTAATAAAAAAATAGTTATAATGACTTATAGAAATTATTTAATGTTATATGAAGACGCTTATAAAAAAATACATAAAACAAGACCTAAAAAGATTTATAGTAGCGTTGATTTAAATATAGATAAATGGTTTAATAATAGATGTATTATATTTGATGAAGCCCATAGATTAAGCAATATGGATAATAAAACTTATAAAATATGTAATAATAATAAAAATCATTTTGAATATAGATATTTATTATCAGGAACACCTTATCCAAATAGATTTAGTGAAATATGGGGTCAGTTGTCTATTATGGACGAAAATATACTTAATATAGATTATTTAGGTTTTATTAAAAAAATATATAAATGTGAAATACGGTATCATAGTTTATACAAAGTTATAGAAGAATATACTGATAAGATTGTTGAATATAAAAATTTAATTAAACCCTATTTTACAAGAAGATTAACTAGACGAACTATTGACTTACCAAAAATAATAGAAAATAAAATATATTATGATTTATCTAATAAACAACTATTTTTATATAAATTGTTTGTTAATAATACTTTAAACGAAATAAAAAATGAAATGGGTAATATAACTAAAAAAGAAGTTTTAATGAAGCTACCCTATATATTACAAGTAATTCAAAATCCTAGTATATTAAAAGAAAATGAAAAATTATTTGATAATAAAGAACTTATGAAAAGTATAAATAGCTTTAATTTTAAAGATTTAAAAAAATTAGAGTTATTAGAGGATTTGTTAGAAAAGTATATAGAGGAGGAACATAAAAAAACTATTATATGGTGTTATCATCCTTTATCTATACAATATTTAACAGAACATTTTAAAAAATATAAACCTGTATCCATAAATAATGATATTAAAAAAATAGAAGATAGAGATTATTATATTAACTTATTTAAAAATAATAAAGATAATAAATTACTAATATTAAGTTTTTTAGTGTTTAAAGAAGGGATAAATTTAAACGAGGCAAGTAGAGTAATTTATTTTGAAAGGGATTATAGTCTAGTAAATTATAATCAAAGTTATTTTAGAAATTTAAGTATTGACAATAAAGAAGAAATAATATATAATGTCTTTATTGCGAATAATACTTTAGAGGTTAGTCAGGATTATATATTAGAAAATAAAATAACTTTAAATAAAAGTGATGATACGGAAATAATGGATATAAATAACTTAAAAAATATGTTTGAAGGTAAAGGAGTTTAATTATGAAAAAAGAAAAATGGATTAAGTATAATTACTTTACAAATAAAGTAACCTATAAAAATTATAAAGGAGATATTTTAATTTTAAAAAATTTTAATACTAATCCTTATAAGTTATATACAAAAATATCAACTAATAAGTTTATAAAATTAGATACGGGTAAATTATTATGTAAATATAAATATAGTAATAACTTATATAGTTATGATGATTTATTAGAATGGTATGATAAAAAATTAGTAGACATAAAAAAACAAGTTGATATTACATATACAAAAACTTATATTAAATTATTGGAATCTAATAAACTTTATAGTAATATTAAATATTTTAGTTTTGATAATTTTTATAAGAATAATATTTTCGAATTTTATACAAGAGACGATAAAATTATAATAGCAAAATATTCCTCTGTTGAAACTAATATTTTTAATTACGAGGAAGAATTAACAATACCCTATCTATCCTATTATATTAAAGTAATAGATTAGTATTTTTTGTTATATTTATATAACTTATCGTTTATTTTATTATTTAATTTTTCATATAAAATATTAATATCTATATTAACATTGTTTTCTTTATTTTTAGCTTTGATAGTCTTTTTTATACTATCTTTAATTTCTTTTTCTTTTATTTTAGTAATAATTTCGTTTTTATCGTCTTCTAATTCATATAAAGTTTTATCCTCTACACTCAAAATAAAACTTTTACCTAAATCAATTAGCTCTGTAATTTTTATATAATTTTCTGGGGATAAAACTCTAATTATATCTTTTATTTCCTTAGTTTCTATTATATGTATTTCTTTATTGTCGTTTATTATATATTCACAATTTCTAATTGTTCTAGGTTTAACAAAAAGAATATTTATTGTATTTATATTTAATTTATTGTCCATAATTATTATAGTTATAAAAAACTATTGACAAAAACAAATAAATAATTTAATATACTATAAAATTTGTAAAAACATATAAGGAAAAGAATATGTATTTATTTGAATGTTTTGTAATAGATAATGAAAACGATAAAAGATTTATATATTGCTTTGCAGATAATTATTGTTTATGCGAGGAAAAGATATTAAGTAATTATATGTTAAAAACTATTATAAATATTAAAATGTTATGTAAGGATACTGATATAATAGGGGTTATATAGATGGGTGATTTTTTTGAATTTAGTAATAATAGTAATAGTAAAATAAGTATAGATAATAATATATTATATAGGAATTTTAAGGAAGAGGAAAATGATATAACTGTTATATCATTTATTACTGATAAAAAATTATCCGAAAACACAATAGAACATTTTATTGACTTGTATAATATAGATTTTAAGTTTCAATTTCTATATTTTAGTAAAGTAGAAATATCAGATAAAGATAAAAAAAATAATATAGGCAAATACTACTATTCAAATAAAATAGATTATAGTAAGTATATAAAACCTTTTAGTAAAGTAATGACTTTTGGTAGATGTATATATACATTTACTTACGGAAATTCTGATATACAAGTGGAATGCTTTTATGATATGATTTTTAATAATACTTATTTTTACAGTTCTGAAAATAAAAATTATATCTTTCCTTGTAATATGTTTTTTGAGTTTTTTAATAAAGATAATTTTGAAAACTACTTTTTTAAGTATCAATTAGAAAAATGTAAAGAATATATAAATACAGAAATAAGAATACCTACTCTTAAAAAAATATTAGTTGATGATCCTAATAAATTTTTATTAGATAATATAAATAAATATGAAGTATCCTTTGATATAGAAACATCGGGATTTAATTTTAAAGAGGATAAAATACAATGTATAACATTTTCTTTTGATGGAAGAACAGGATATTATTTAAGATATAAGGATATAGATAAAAAATTATTAAATGACTTTTTTAAAAATAAGTATATAATAGGTCAAAATGTTAAATTTGATTGTAGATTTTTAATAAATGATGGTATTACTAATTTAAAAATAGATTACGATACTTTAAACGCCTCTCATATATTAAATGAAATGAGGTCTAATTCATTAAAGTCCTTAAGCTATTATTATACTTATTATGGAGGATATGAAAAAGAGTTAGACGACTATAAAGACAAATATCCAAGATTAAAAGATTACATTCAAATTCCTGAAAATATATTATTTGAATATGCTACTATGGATTCTATTATAACTTTTCAAATATATTTAAAAACTAAAAAACAAATAGAAGATATAAGTAATAATAAACAGATTTATAATGAAAATGATTTATTTACATTAAGAGATTATTATTATAATATTGTAATTCCTAGTTTAAATATGTATTTAGATATGGAATTAAAAGGATTAAATATAGATATAAATGAATTAGATAAATTAAGTATAGATATTCAAAATAAAATTAAAGAAACAAAATTACAAATAAGTAAAGAGTTAAATATAAACGAAAATCAAATAAATTTAAACGATATAGAGGAAGAAAATAAGGATACCAATATAGGGGATAGTTTTTTTGAATTAAATAATAATGTCAGTGAAGTAAATATAAGTAGTAATGACCAATTAGGTGTTATATTAGAGAAAAAAGGTTTTGAAGATTTTGGTAGAACTAAAAAAGGTAATTATAATGTAAGTAAGGAAACACTATTAAGATGGAGTAAGGTAGGTAGAAAGGAAGCTGATACTATATTAAAACTTCACGAATACCAAATTATGTATAAAACCTTTGTAGGGGATAATATATCTAATTCTGGTTATTATAAGTATTTACAAAAAGATAGTAGAATTTATCCTACAACAGGGGTTATGATAAATGATAGTGGTAGAAATAATTGTTATAATCCAAATATGCAACAAGTTCCTTCTCACGGATGGAAAGCAGAATATTTAAGAAAGATATTTACTCCTCCTAATAAAGACTATGTTTTTTGTAGTGTAGATTATAGTGGATTACAATTAAGATTATCGGCTATGATGGTTAAAGAAAAAGGGGATTATAAAAATGCTTTTATAAATCAAAGCGGAGATTTACACTCTGTTACTGCCTATAATGTTTTTTTAAAGGATAAAGAAATTACATTAGAAAATAAGGAAATTGTTAAATTTGATAGTATAGATAAGGTTTTGAAGTATAAAAAGTTAGAACCAGTTAAATCGTATAGATTTAAGTCGAAGAACTGTAATTTTGGATTTTTATATGGAATGCAGAGCTATACTTTTGCAAAAGGTTATTTAGAGATAGAATGGAGTTTAGAAGAATGTAAAAATTATATAAAAGAAAATAATCTTGATGACGCCTTAAGAGTTAATAAAAAATTTATATTAAAAGATAAACATACTTTTAATGATAAATATAAAGTAGATAAAACTGATTCTGATTTTTGTTATTATAAAACTGTATCGGAGGATATTAGAAATAAGTTTTTTACAACTTATTATGATCTAGAAAATTATATGAAAGAGTGGAAAGAGTTATGTAAAAAGCAAGGGTATAGTAAATCTATTTTTGGGGGTATAAGAAGATTACCTTTTTTATTATATAATGGAAAAGATGAAAATAAAAAGAGATTTGCTAAATATGAAAATATATCTTTAAATTCTCATATACAAAATATGGAGGTTTGTGTTATAAATTCGGCTATGGTAGAACTACATAAATGGCTTAAGGATAATAATAAAAAAAGTTACTTATTTTTAAATATTCACGACGCTATTGAGATGATATTATATAAACCTGAAATTAAAGAAGTAAGTCAAAAAGTAAAAGAAATATTTACAGAATACTATGATTATTATAATGGGATTAATTTGGAAGTAGAAGGTAATATAGCAGATTATTTTGGTAAAAATCAGTTATGGGATTTAGGTGAAAATTGGGATAACTATTTAAAATAAGGATGGTATATGAAAAAAATTAAAAAATTAAAAAACAAAATAAAGGGAATTGAAAAGGACATTGAATTTTTATATTATAATAGTGAAATAGATTATAATATACTAAAATATATTTGTAATAAATTAAATATTAAACTAGAAGTAGATTTAGATGGAACTTATATAGACGGTAAAAATATATCTAAATAAATTATAATAATAAAGGAGTTATTTATGAGTAAAAAAGAGTTATTAGAATATAATAAAATAGTTTCAACTTTAAAATTAACAACCGAATTAGTTCCTAAAAGTTCTTGGTATGATAATGTTAGAAGCAATGTGAGTAAGGAACAATGGGATTATTTAAGAAAAAAATGTTATAAAAATGCTAATTATAAATGTGAAATTTGTGGTAGTAGTGGTTTAGAACAGGGATATAATTATCCTGTTGAATGCCACGAGATATGGGATTTTAATAGTGATAATGAAACCCAAACATTAAAAGGTTTAATAGCCTTATGTCCTTATTGTCATAAAGTTAAACATATAGGCTTAGCCGAAATAATGAATGAGTTAGATATTTGTTATACTCATTTTAAAAAGGTTAATAATGTTAAAATAAGTTTTATTATGGATTATTTTGAACAAGTTAAATTATTATATAGAGAAAGAAGTAAAATAAAATGGAAATTAGATATTTCTTTAATAGATAACTATTGACTTATTTTTTAAATAGTTATATAATAAACTATATTTTTTACATAGGAGTATAAATATGTTTTATATTAAAAAGCAATTTAAATTTGAGGCGGCTCATAGGTTATTAAACTATAAGAGTAAATGTAAAAACATTCACGGGCATAATTATTATGTTTGGGTATATGTTAAAAACATAGAAGATAAATTAAATGATATGAGTATGGTTTGTGATTTTTCAGATTTAAAAATATTAAAAGATTGGTTAGATAAGGATTTAGACCATAGTTTAATAATCAATATAAATGATAAGGATTTATTAAATATGGTTAAAGGTAGTGAGTTTAAAACTTGTACATTAAACGAAAATCCAACCGCTGAATATATGTCTAAATATATATATGATAATTTTAATAATTTAATAAAAGAAATTGATAATAATCTAAAAGTATTTAAAGTTGAGGTTTATGAAAATTTAGAAAGTATAGCTGTTTATGAAAACTAATTATATATTAATGGAGTATTTATATGAATGATATTATTTTATCTGAAAAACCCTTTATATCTTTTCAAGGGGAGGGTAAAACTCAGGGTAAACATAGTTTATTTATAAGATTTTCTAATTGTAATTTAAATTGTAGTATTTGTGATAGTAAATTTACTTGGAGAGGTAAAAAAACTTATATATTAAAATATGATAAATTAAAAGAGTTTATGCTAAAAGTGGACAATGTAGTTATAACAGGTGGGGAACCCTTATTACAAGAAAATTTAAAAAGTGTAATAGAAATTATAACTTATTTTGATAGTAAAAATTATGAAATAGAAACAAGTGGGGATATATATAAATTAAGTGAAATTTATAGTGATTATGATTATATGTATAAATTTTTTAAAAGAAATAATGTTTTATTTAATATTTCTCCTAAATTTAATGTAAAACAAATAGACGGTAAAATTCCAGATTTTAATAATGTAGTTAATTTTATAAATAATCTTAAAAATAATAATATAAATTATATTTTAAAATTTTTATTTTGGGGTAAAAAAAGTATTGACAAAATAGATGAGTTAGTTTATAGTAACAATATAAGTAAATCGTTAGTTTATTTACAGCCATTAGGAATTACAGATAAAGGAATAAAAAAAATAATAAATAACAATATACAATATATTATAGATAAAGGTTATAATATTAGTATAAGACAACATATTTACTTATTTGGAAATAAAAGAGGAGTTTAAAAAATGTTGATAGTTGAAGAAACAAAAACACAAGAAGCTATAAAATTATTTAAGGATAAGGAATACCAAAAATCTTTAAAAATATTTAAAACATTTAAAATAAATTTTAGTAAGGATGAACAAAAACAAATAGCAAGAGCCTTTGAAATGATAAGTGGTAATGAAAAGTTTTATAGTCAATTAGGTTTTAAAAAACAAGAGGAATTAGATAAAGCAATAGATATTATAAAAAACAAATATAAAATATAAAGGAGTTTAAATATGAATGCTAATGATAATATGTTATTAACAGAGGAGGAATTAAATTTAAAAATAGATTTAATAGAAAATAAATTTAAGGATATACTTAAAATAATAGGATATGATATAGAAAATGATATACAAATAAAGGATACTCCTAAAAGAATTGCTAAAATGTGGATTAAGGAGTTATTTAAAGGAAATTTTGAAAAAGAACCTAATATAACAATTTTTGATAATACTAAAAATTATAATGAAATGGTTTTTTTGGGTCCAATACAAATAAAATCCGTATGTTCTCATCACTTTATTCCCTTTATTGGTGAGTGCTACATTGCCTATCTTCCAGATAAAAAAATAGTAGGTATAAGTAAATTAGCAAGAATTACTAAATGGTTTATGAGAAGACCTCAAATACAAGAGGAATTAACAAAACAAATTTCAGATTATTTAGAGGAAAAATTAGAACCGTTAGGAGTAGCCGTTTATATATCAGCTCAACATTTATGTATGACAGCTAGAGGTGTTGAGGAGTATAATAGTAAAATGAAAACAAGTGCATTAAAAGGTTGTTTTAGGAATATGGAAACAAGACAAGAATTTATGCATATGATTAAGGAATTACAATGAAATTAAACAATAACTGCCCTATATGTAAGTCAGATAATATAGTAGATTTAATTTATCATCAAGGAAATTATAAATGTAATAATTGTGGTCATCTTTTTAAAAAAGGTGTCTTTGATTATTTATGGTATATTAAAAATGATTATTGGTATAAGGATGATAAATATACCTTACAAATATATCAAAAAATGTTTTTTAGTGTATTTGAAGATTTTATTGTAAATAATACTTCCTGTTTAGAGATAGGTTCTGCAAATGGAGACTTTTTATATTGGGTAAAGGATAAAATAAAAAATATAGATTATAATGAATTGGTAGATATTCTTAGAGTAGAATATACTTTTATTAATAATAAATTGATAGGAGATTTAAAAAATATATGTTTTAAAAAAAAATATCAAAATATATTTCTAAATGATGTAATAGAACATTTTGATGATATTTTTACTTATATGGGTATTATAGTAAAATTATTAGATAAGAAAGGAAGATTATTTATTATAACAAATAATGGGGATAGTATAAATTCTCATAATGAGTTAATATATCATCAAGAACATTTAAACATATTTTCTAAAAAGTCCTTTGATATATTCATCAGTAATTTTTCAAATATTAAAGAAATTTTTAAATTTAATAGTCCTCAAGGATTATCTTTTATAGTTTTAGAGAAGGATTAAATTATGTTTGATGAAATAATTTTATTTAGTGGGGGAATAGACTCCTATATTGGATATTATTATCTTAATAAACCACAACCTGTATATTTTAATTTAAACAGTAACTATTCAAAAAAAGAAATAGATAACTTTAATAATTTACATTTAGATAAAAATATTATTATAGATAATGATTTATGTTTTCTTGGAAATATGGAACAAGGTTTAAATGCTCATATATCTTATAGAAATTTATATTTAGCTTTAACAGCCTCTGCAAAATATAGTAATAATATTTATATTTGTGGTTTAAAAGACGATAATATGACAGATAAAAATAAAAAAGTTTTTGATTTATGGAGTAGTCATTTAAGTGAACTTGAAGATAGACCTATTAAAATAGATAGTCCTTTTTGGGATATGACTAAAAGTGATATTGTAAAATGGTTTAGTAATAATTATGATAAAAATTTGTTATTAAATACAATAAGTTGTTATAGTGAAAAGGATAATAAAAGTTGTTATGAATGTCAAAGTTGTTTTAGAAGAAATTGTAGTTTATTTGAAATTGATATAAAGTTACCTTTTTATAATAGAAATATTATAGAATATTATAAAAATAGGATAGGAAAGGATATATATGACAATAAACGAGAAGAATCTATGTATAAATACATCACATATCTTAAACAAAATAATTTATATTGATATTGATGGTATATTAACTAAAGAAACTAAAGGAATTGATTTTAAAAACAGAACACCTAATCTTGAAAATATACAAATTGTTAATAGTCTGTCTATTAATAATAAAATAGTATTATATACATCTAGGTATATAATTGATTGTTTTACTACAAGGAAATGGTTAAAAAAATATAATGTAGTATATAATAAAATTATATTTAATAAATATAAATATGATTATTTTATCGATGATAAATGTTATAATAATTTTAAAATTTTTTTTAAAAAGGATAAAAATGAATAATAAAACAATTTATTTTCCTGCTATAAATGGTGGGGTGGTTAGTGGTTTTAAAAACAATACAAAACATATAAAAACTAATAAAAGTTTTAGAATGTATAATAGTTTTAATAATGATATAAATAAAATTTATGATTATAATAAAATGTTAGTATCAGCTGGAACTTTTGGTAATAGTAGTATTATTGAAAAATGGGAAGTAGATTTAGATAAAAATATAATTTTAGGAGATAGTGGGGGTTTTCAATTAGCTACGGGTAAAGCAAAATTTAGTAATGAGTTTAGAGAAAAGATTTTTAATTGGTTGGAAAATAATACGAATTATGCTATGAATTTAGATTTTCCTCCCTATGCTATTACAGAAATTACTGAAAAAGATCAGGAAATTATGTTTATGGAAAGATTAGATATTAGCATTAAAAATTTTGAATGGTTTTATAAAAATAAAACAGGTAAAACAAAATATATAAATATATTACAAGGAAAAAACCCAAAACATTTAATTATGTGGTATAATAGGATTAAAGATTTTGATTTTGAAGGGGGGTGGGCAATAGGTAGTTGTATAAATGAACCTGTATATAATGCCTTGTTGAGTTTTAGTTTATTATTAGAAAAAGGAATTTTTAATAAATATAAAAATAAACGAGTTAATAAACCTATTTTGTTACATTATTTAGGTTATACTACTATTAAAAAAATTATACCCTTATTTTATTTACAAAAAAAATTAAATGAAAATAATATAAATATAAATATATCTTTTGATTCCTCTAGTTTTAGTTTAAGTAGTGCTATGGGTAATTATTATACATTCCATTCTTTAACAGGAATGAATGCTATTAACTTTTCAAATAAATATAATACCAATGATATGAATAAAGTTAATTTACCTTGTGAATGTGGGGTATGTAAAGGATTAACTTATAAAGAGTTATATAGTTTTTATACTAAAGAAAGATCAATTGATTTCTATACTTATTTATGTGCTCATAATTTAAAATTCTTTTTAGATACAAAAAATAAAATAGAGGATATAGTAAATAGTAGTAATAATTTTAATTTTTTAGAAACTATTTTTGATAAAAGCTTTATTAGTGTATTTAAAATAATAGATGAAATGTTTAATCAAGATAAACCTTTTAAGTATATACAAAGTAAAAATTTAGAATTAAACTATGTAGAAAAAAGTTTTAAATCAGATAAGGATAAAAAGGAAGTTGAAGATTTTGTTTTATTTTAAGAAATACTATACATAAAACTATTGACTATTTTTCACAAATAGTTTAATATATTTTTATAATAAAAGGAGAGTTTATAAATGAAAAATATATTTTTAATTGGGGGTAAGGCTGGTAGTGGTAAGGATACATTTTATAATATTTTAACCACAGTAAATAAAGAAAAATATAATACTTATAAAATAGTAAGATTTTCTTTTGCGGAGGCAATAAAAAAATTAGCTGTAAATCAATTTAACTGGAATCAAGTTAAAGATGATTATGGTAGAAAACTACTTATTTTTTTAGGTTCTTATTTAGGGGATGAAATAACTTTTAGAAATAAACTATGTAGTGATGATATGTTTAATGAAAATTTAACAGATAAAGTATATAGTAGTTGGTATGAAGTAAAAGAAAAATTAGATATACTATTTACTAAAGATAAAAACTTTTGGGTAGATATAGTAAAGGATAAATTATATAATAATTATGATTTATATGATTATTGTTTTATAACAGATTTTAGATTTAAAAAAGAATATGTTAATTTAAGTATATGTTTTGATAATGTTAAAACAATAAAAATAGATAGAAGAAAAGTTATTAAAATAGATAGTAAGAGTGAAAATGATTTAAACGATTTTACTTTTGATTATGTTGTTAGAAATAATAAGGATTTAAATGAATTTAAAAGTGAAATTGTAAAATTCTTTGATGAGAATTTAAAAAAGTAAAGGATGTTTTATGTTAATATCAATAATTGTATTATTAAGTATATTAGTATTGTTGCTTATATGCTGTTTAATATTTATTATATTTAATTTTTTACTATTTAAAATAATAGTAAATGAAATGGAGATTATTAGAAATATTTTAATTAAAAAGGAGTTTAAAAAATGAATTTGGATTTAAGTAGTTTAAGAAGGTATGTTAATATTTTAAAAGGTGTTCTAGTAAAGGGAACAGCTCAAACAGAATCTATTTATTTTAATTTTGAGGATGATTACTGTTACTTTACGGGTAATAATGTTTATTGTAGAGTTAAATTTAAAAGAGATAATGAAACAACTAATGATAATGATATTGATAACTTTTATGTAAATGGAAATGTTTTTTTAAGTATAGTAGAAGATTATTATGAGTTGGAATTAAATGAAAAAAAATTTAGTAAAGATAAAAATATATTTGAAGTAAGTATAATTGAAGGGAATTTGTCTAGTCCTAATTATAATGAAAAAAATGAGTTATTAACATTTACAGATGATTTTATAAACTATTTAAGGGAAGCTATAAATTATGTAGATAATAGAGACGGGTCTAATTTAAATGCAATTTTTGTAAAATATAATTCGATAATATCTACGGATAAAAAAAGAATGTATGAAATAGAATTAGATAATAAAGTAAGAGATTATACTTTGTCTATAAACTTGTTAAAAACAATTTTTAGTTTTAATTCTGTTAATAATATAAACCTTTATAAAAATGAAAATACAATGTTATTAGAATCCGATGATATACAGTTTATATTTCCTATTATAGAAAACTTATCTTTACCCGATGTTAAAAATCCAAATTTTATAAAAAATTATGATCATAAAACATATATTACTTTAAATAAACTAGATTTTAAAAAAGAATTAGATTTTTTATTTAAAGTTGCAAATAGTGAAAATAATTATAAAGTTATATTTACAGTGGAAAAAGATATTTTAATTATGGAAATAAAAGAAAGTTATGCTAATATTAAAAAAGAAATAAGTATTATAGAAAAAGATGATAGTTTAGATAATATTAAATTTTGTATAAATTGTTTTGACATAAGAAACTTATTAAACTATTTTAATAAGGACATTATAAAAATACAAATACCTACTAATGATAATGTTCCTGCTATTAACTTTAAGGAAGAAGATAGTGATAAAAAACATATACTATTATGTAGAATGCCTTTGTAAAAATACATTACTTCATATATGGCTTCCTTTAAATTTTAACTATATTTTATATATGTTTTAAATTAAAGGAAGTTATATACTATGGAATGCAAAATGTTGAAAAATAAAGATTTAATAAATTACGATGATTATATAGATTTATTTAAAAAGAAAATGGCTAGTTTTCTTAAAAAAAGTCCTTGTCAATTTGATATGGTTATAACTCCAATATCCGCTGTATTTAAAGAAAAAAAAACAAGTGATATATTAACTTTTAATTTTGATATAACAGTTGATTTAAAAGATTTTATTCATACTATATATACCACATTTTTAGAAAGATATTATCCTGTTATGAAAGAAATTATTAAATCTAAAATTGATTATACATTAGAGGAAATACAAAGATTAATAAGTAAGGGTATGGATGTTGATAGCGCTATACTAATGAAAAAGGAAATAGTAGAGGAAAGATTTTATAGAATTGAAAGAATTGTTATGTTAAAAGATAGATTATTTGTAAGAGATATGCAAACAAATAAACGCTATTTATATGAAATTAAAAATCCTCCTTTATCCTTTTTTTTAAATAATATCAGAAATAAATGGACGCAAGAGTATAGTTATACTGTTTTTAAAGAAAGGGCTACATTATTAAAAGAAGATAATGAATCTAATAATTTGGAAGACAATATAAATGACTAAAAAAGAATGGATAATTGGATTATTAAAAGATAATGATTATAATGCAATTAAAGTTTATAGTTATTATAACGAAGGTATAAAATTAGGGTATTTTGATAAAACTTATCCTTTATCTACTTTTAAAAGGCGGGTTAGGGATTATAGATTAGAAATAGTAAATAATACTATAAATAAAGAAATAATAGAAAAAAACATAGAAGTTGATAGGGATAAATTAAAACTAATAGAGGGGTTTTTAAATAATAACGATTTTGATACTATTGACACCCTATTAAACTTAAATGATAAATTAACTTCAAAACAAATAAATAAGATACAATCCCTTTTAGAAAATATAGATACGAAGGAATTAGATTTAGACGAAATTCTTAATATAAAAAGTTATAATATGTTTTTAAAAGATAAAATAAATAAGTTAAAAAAAGAAATACACTATTTACATAAAAATAGGTTTGAAAATAAAGAAGTTATAAATTCATTAAGGAGTGATATAAATACTTTTGAAAGTGGAGATACGTTTAACATAAATGTTAATATTAAAACAGCTAATAATAACTTAAATAATATATTACTATTATCTGATTTACATTATGGTGAAACAGTTATAGGTAAACATATAAACAATATAAATAATTATGATTGTGATATTGCTAAAAAAAGATTAGTAAAATTATTTACTGAAAATTTAAAAATATGTAAATATACTGGTAGTAATAAATTATATATATTTATGTTAGGTGATATATTAAGTGGTATTATTCACGAGGAGTTATTAGAAAATAGTGAAAAAACAATAACAGAATTAATTGTTGACTTATTTTCATTTTTTAGTAAATTGTTATTAGAGTATAGTAAAGAATTTGATTTTATAAATATAAGTTGTGTTGTTGGTAATCACGGTAGGTTAGGGGATGTTAAATTTAAAAATAAAGCCCAAACAAATTTTGAGTATATCTTTTATAAATTTTTAGAGGATAAGTTTATAAATGATAAAAAAATTAAAATTAATGTTAGTGAAAGTCCTGTTATGATATGTGATGTGGATAAATTAAGATGTAAAATAGAGCACGGGGATAATTATAGAACTGGGGGTAATTTTCTTAATTTACCTTTAATGGCTATAAGTAGAGATAGTATAAAAGAAAAAACTATGCTAACCAAAGCTAATTTACCTTATGATATAACTTTTATGGGTCATTATCATACTCCTGCTATTAGTTGGGGATTAGATAATACTATAAATGTAATTAATCCAAGTATAATAGGTGGTAATGAGTATTCGGTTAATAAATTACATTCGGCATTTAGACCTAGTCAATTTAGTTTAATAAGTGATGAAAAAGAAATAAAAAATTTTAGGTTAATATATTTGGATTAAAAAGGAAAATGATATGAAAAAAGATGATTTACAAATTATAAATTTAACTTCTAGTAATAGAGAGGAAAATGGGGAAGTTAGATTACAAGAGGATGGATTTTATTTATCAAGTGATAATTTAATTGATAGTCCTGTAATATTAAAACCAGCTACTAAATATAGAATAATTATAAGAGAAATAGAAAGGTAATGGAAGATAATAAAAAAATAGATAAAATAACCTATTTTTATGATAACGACGAATATCATTATCTATATTCGGGTAATTTTTTAAGAAGTAGTTATTTGGATAAAGACGATGTTACTAACTATAAATATTGCGCGGTGTTAGAAAGACTAGATACCAATGATTCATCTTCTATTTGGGTAGTAGATGAAGAATTTTTTAGAAATAAATTTATATCAAATCTGTTTAAGAATAACATTTAGACTTATAAAATTTTATAACTATAATATTATATTTTATTATAATTATTAGGGTTTTATAAGTTGACTAACTACTACGATTTAACTTCATTTAGAAATACAATTTACACTTTAAACATTGCTTTAGAAACATATTTATCCAATCAACTTTTTAAAAATGATGCTACAAGAATTGTTTATTCCTCAAGTGAGTTTGCTTTTAGAAAAAGAACTCAAGAATTATCTAAATTAGGAAATGGAACTAATTTAAATAATTTAGATTTGCCTTTTTTAAATTATAAAGTAACAGGAATTGATAGAAGTGTATCTAGGCAATGGTGGAATAAACCTATTGTAAATAGAGGACTGTTTATAGATGAACTAGGGTTTAAAGTTAAATGTTTACCAGTTAAAATAAGTTATGATTCAACTATATATTTTCATAGAGATGATGATTTATTATATGCTTATAATCAATTATTATGGGATGATGGGGATGAAACAAAAATAAATTTTAGTCTAATGGTTGAGGGTGTTGAATTAGGATTTTTTTCATTATATATGTTAGATAATATGTCATACGAACCTACTTATAATGAAACAGAATGGTTGACTAGAAATAAAATACATACTGCTTCTTTAAATTTTACTTGTGAAACTGTTATTATAAAAGATAATTTATTAAATTTTGGTATTCCCGAAAAAGTAATATTAGATTTTATGGTTATGCACGGAGTTAATAATGATATTAGTAATGAAGAAAGATTGGAATTTATAGTAGATAGATTTAATGAAGAAGTTATAGGAACGGTTTAATAATAAAAAGTTACATTTTTTAATAACTATAATAAATATATATAAACATAAAGAGGATAAACTATGTCGGCAAGCATAAATGCTAGAATTCAAGTTAATACAATAGACCAATCAAGAAGCGTTGTTCCTGATGTTAATAATATAGGGGCAACAGTTATTAGGGCGAGTAAAGGTGGGGTCGTTCCAATAAGAATACCTAAAGGTAGGGAAGACTTAATTACAAAAATATATGGGTATCCTTCTAGTAGTTACCCTGATATATGGAATTTAATAGAAGCTAATAAATCTTCTTCAATATGGGTATCAGCTCCGAGCGCTAGTGATGCTAGATATAGTGGAGTAAAAGTAAGTAAATTAGGTTTAACAACTTTAGGGGCAGTAACAAGTTATGCAAGTATAACTTTTGCAAGCGCGGATGATTATTTTGCTATTTTATCAAAAAATCCTGAAGCGAGCGACAAAAGAGTTACTATTACAAAGGACGATGATGATGTTTTTACAATAGTTGGTGAATATTATGATACAATAGAAAAAGAATGGTTGGAAGTAGAATCTAGTCCTTATACAGTAAGTTTGGATGAAAATAAAAAAGATGGCTATGGTAAAAATATTTATATAGAAAATATATTTGAAGATGATTATTATTTTGGAGTAGTTGTTAATCCAACGGCAAGTATATCTACGTTTGTTACTGGAACAGATGTAGCTTTTGCAAGTGGAACAAGAGGAACGGCTATAACAATAAAAGAACTAGAAACAGGGTGGAATTATTTTAGAAGTGTTAATACATACAGAGCAGATATATTTGTTGATTTTACAGCAGTATCTGGAGTTGAAACTTTATTTTCTACTTTAAGAAATACCTATCAAAAATATTCGGCTTATTTAGTTCCTCTTGCTAATGATACTGTGGCTAATACAGTATCTAATAATGTTCCAGCTACAATAAATAATAGAGGTATTTATTGTTATTGGAACTGGGCGTATGTAAGAAATACATATACTAATAGTAAAATATTATTAATACCTATGGGGAGGGTATTTCAAAAGCACGCGGCAATGGTTGATGTTTATAATGGACTTGCTCCAAGTTATATAGATGAAAATGGACACGGAGGACAGCTTGGAAGTGGTATTATTGAAATGGTATATGATCCAAGTGAAGCTGATTTACAGGATTTATGGGGTATTAGAGTTAATCCAATAGTATATGACTATAATTACGGTTTTATAATAGCTGGACAATATACTACTACTACTATTGAATCAGATTATACATATATTGGGCATTCAAGACTAGCAGACTATATGATTTATAATATAGTAAAACAAGCATTACCTTTTCAAATAACTAAATTAAATGATAGCTTTCATAGACAGCAAGTAAAAACAATAACAGAGCTTATTATAAATCCTTTATTGCAAGCACCTTATAATCTTTTAAGAGAAAGTCTTATTATATGTGATGAAACAAATAACGACGATGAGGCTCTTGCTAGGGGAGAATTTATATTAACGGTAAAAGTAAAGTTTACTCCATTTTCAGAATGGATTAAATTATATTTTATAAATGTAGGACAAACAACAACGATAACAGAATCGTAATAAGGATAAACTATGTCGGCAAGTATAAATGCTAGAATTCAAGTTAATACAATAGACCAATCAAGAAGCGTTTTACCTGAAGTTAATAATATTGGAGCTACTGTAATAAGGTCTGAAAAAGGTGGAATAGTACCTATTAGAATACCCAAAGGAAGAGAAGACTTAATTACAAAAATATATGGGTATCCTTCTAGTAGTTACCCTGATATATGGAATTTAATAGAAGCTAATAAATCCTCTTCAATATGGGTATCAGCTCCTTCGTTAAATAGTAGTTATGGGGGTGTATTTGTTACTAAGTTAGGAACAAAACCTTTCCCAGGTAGTATAAGCTCTTATAGTAGTTTAGATTTTACTGATATAGATATTAGTAAAAGTTTTTTTACAGGTAACGGGGTAACAAAAACATTTACAAAAACAATATTAACAGTAGCAGATTATTCGGCTAGTCCTTATACAGCTTTATCATTAGTAATAAAGAAAAACGGGGTTGAAGTTACTAATTATACTATAACTGATAATGGAGCAACAGAAACTATTGACTTTGACGAATTAGGAACAGGTTCTAGTAGTTATACTAAAGCGACGGCATTATTAAGCGTTACGTTTCAAGTAGCTCCTTTAGTTACGGATATATATACAATAGAATATAAAATAAATGTTGCTTCAGATGTATATTTTGCTTTATTTAATAAAAATCCTGAAGTGGATGATAAAAAAGTAAAAGTTGCAATGATAACAGATACATTGACGGATAAATATTTTACAATAGACGCTTATTATACTAATCCTATTGAAGATCAAGATATAGAATTAGAATCTAGTCCTTATACAGTAAGTTTAGACGAAAATAAAAAAGATGGTTATGGAAAAAATATTTATATAGAAAATATATTTGAAGATGATTATTATTTTTATCCTGTTATAAATACAGCTTTAGCCGTTTCTACCTTTGTTGATGATTCAGCTTTAGTTTCGCTAGTAGGTGGGGATAGAGGGGATACTATAACAGGAATGCAGTTAGGTTTAGGATGGGATTATTTTAAAAATGTAAATAAATATAGAGTAGATATATTTGTTGATTTTACAAGTGAAGCGGATGTTTTAGCAAAATTTGTTGACTTAAGAACCACTTATCAAAAATATTCAGCTTATTTATTTCCTTTATCTAATCAAAATGTAGCTGATACAATATCGGATAATATACCTATTACGACTAATAATAGAGGAATATATTTTTATTGGAATTTTTGTTATGTAAGAAATACATATACTAATAGTAAAATATTATTAATACCTATGGGTAGAGTATTTCAAAAGCACGCTGCTATGGTTGATGTATATAATGGTTTAGCTCCGAGTTATATAGATGAAAATGGACACGGTGGGTTATTAGGTAGTGGTATATTACAAACAGTTTACGATCCTAGTGAAGAAGATTTACAAGATTTATGGGACGCAAAAATAAATCCTATTGTATATGATTATAATTATGGGTTTATGATAACGGGGCAATATACTTCTTTAGTAATAGAATCTGATTATAGTTATATAGGACATTCAAGATTAGCCGATTATATGATAAGTAATATTGTTAGTCAGGCATTACCTTTTCAAATAACTAAATTAAATGATAGTTTTCATAGACAACAAGTTAAAACAATAACAGAGCATATTATAAATCCAATAACTTTACCCCCTTATAACTTATTAAGAGAGTATTTAATAATTTGTGATGAGACTAATAATAGTGATGAAGTATTAGCAAGAAAGGAATTTATATTAACGGTAAAAGTAAAGTTTACTCCATTTTCAGAATGGATTAAATTATATTTTATAAATGTAGGACAAACAACAACGATAACAGAATCGTAATTTTTAATATAATAGGAGTTTAAAAATATGGTAGATAATACGGAATTAATGAATGATGACGCTTTACAAAATGAGTGGGAAGTTATAATAACAGATTTTCCTTTTTTAAAAGATTCAGGAATAGATGCAGTAAGTTTAAGTTTAAGGGTAGTTTCTGTTTCGATACCTGAACAAAGTATAAGTGAGTATGATGTTAATTATAAATCTAGGAAAATTACTAAATTTGGTGGAAAAATTACTACTCCGAATGAATTTAGTTTTACTTTAAGAGTCGATAAAAATTGGAAGGCTTATAACGCTCTTAAAAAATGGCATAATTTTATGGCTAATAATGATTCAGGTACATTAAGTTCTGATTATCAGTTAGGTGTTTCAACTTATAGACGCGATATAGTAGTAAGAACTATTGATACTTCAGATACGGCTACTGGGGGTTATTGGAAATTTGTAGCTTGCGCTCCGAAAATGGTTCCTAGTGTAGATTTGAATTATGATAGTGGAGACGCTATAATAGTTACTATTAATATGAATTTTATTAAAATGTCAATGTTATAATAGGTTAAAATAAATGGTTGATACCTATTTTATGTCTAATGATAATCAATTAGTTAATATGTGGGAGTTTATCTTTACAGATAACCCATATATTAATTTTCAAGTAAAATCTGTAAATATACCCTTCGATAAATTCACAGTAGAATCTAAAAAAGACGGGTCTAAATTTTATACAGGTAGGGATTTTGTTAGCGAAATATCTTTAGAAATATATGAAATGGCTGATTTAACCACTTATGGTTATTTTAAATTATGGGAAGATTTAATATATAATAAAGAAAAAAAAGTTTTTAGAAGCACAACTATTTTTTCTGATGATAGACTTTTTGTAAAACAGGGTGTATTAACATTATTAAAAAGATTACCCGCTGGAGCTTTTAATCCAAATATGTTTATAAATTTAAAAAACTTAAAATTATTATCTCTTTCCGATTTAGCTTTAAATTATGAAAGTGGCGACGCTTTAACCTATACCGTAACAATGGCTCCAGAATCCATAACATATGGATTACCTGGAGTTAAAAATACTCTTTTTTAAAAAATAACTATATTATTAAATTATATCTATTACAAAGGAAGTTTTAAATGGAATTAACTCAAAAAGATTTGTTATATACAAATAATTTATCAAACGATACTATAAAAGTTAAAAAACAAAAAGAGGTTATTGAAAATAAAAATATAGAAATATTAAATAATCTAGATGAAAAAACAGAATATAAAACAGGATACAGGGAAATAAATTTAGATAGCTTAGGTAAATTATCCGCTCCTAGTAAATTAAATTATAGAAATTATCAAATGGATGAACTTATAGATTTAGCTTCTTTAAGAGAGGATAGACAAATAGAGGGATTAGTTAATTGCTTGAATAATATGTGCGGATCTGATTTTGATAATGGAGATTTACATTTTAACGAGCTAATAGAAATTATGATATTTTTATATTCAGCTTGGGGAAGAGAAATAAAATTGTCTTATTTTTTAGTAGACGAAAATAATAATATAATAGATGATAAAGAAAAATATGCCACGATAAATATAAAAGATATTAAAACAAAACCAATAAAAGAAGAGTTTAAAGAACCTATAAATATTGGGGATGAAAATATACAAGTTTCTTTTGTTTTACCCAGATTAAATCATATTATAAAAGCTAAAAGATTTATAAAAGAAAAATATAAATATGAAAGACGTAAATTTTCAGATTTGGAAATGGTTTTAGAAGAAAATTCAAGTATAGATGATATAAGTAAAAGAAAACTTATAGACCCTGACTTATATGAAGAGTATGTAAGTTATAGAGAAAAAGCTAATAAAGATGTATATATTATTACCCAAATAATGCTTATTAAAAGTATAAATGGAAAAGATTTAACAGATGAGGAAAGATTAACAAGATATAATGAAATACCCTTAGATTTTTGGGTTAAATATAATTCAATAGCGGAGGAATATTCAGATTTTGGGGTTATATCTAAAATAGAAGTCTTTAACGAATTTAAACAAGTTAAAGAAATACGGAGGTATCAATTTCGACTTAATACCTTATTACCTACCCTGGAGTCGAAAAACAATAAAAGATATAATGTTTCATTTGGCTAGATTTTATAAATGGGATTATAATACTATATTAAAAACAGATAGCTCTGTTTGTAGGGATATGTTTATGAGAGCGGCTCAATACGAAAAAGAGGAAAATAAATCTAAATATCCTAATACTAAAAATAGTTATAAACCCTAAAATTAAAAAATTGTTATTAACTATAATATATATGTTATGTTATAAAAAGAGGTATATATAAATGTCCGATTTTGCGGCGGCTTTACCTACAGGGGTTACTAGAAATAATCAATTTGATTCAACTACTATTTTATCAAGTATAAATGATAATATATTAAAATTAACTGATTTTATGACAGGGGATAGTAGAAGTAGTAAATCAAATATACCCGATTCTATGGATGAAGACGATATTCAGGTTAGTAATAAAAAACAAAACGAGTTATTAGATAAAATTTCAAAGAATACTGAAACATTAAGAAAAAGTGGTTTTGAATTTTTATATAAAGGACTACTTGGACCATTTAGACTAATAACAGAACCATTAGAAAAATTAGGGGGGTGGGATTTTGAAAAAAGCATAGCTGATGGCTTAGGTAAAGGGTCTAAAAAACTTTTTGGATTATTTTTTGGTAATAAAAAAGTTCCTCCTAAAAGAAGTCAAATGTTAAAAACTCATCCTGAAGCTGTTTATATGGTTGATGAATTATTAGGTAAATCAAAAAAAGATAAGGGAATGTTAGATAAAATAAATAGTCTATTTGGATTGGGTCCAGGTTTTTTAACAGGGGTAATTCCTGGATTGGTTAAAGGTATAAGTAAAATAGGTCCATTTATTGCTATTGGAGCGGCTATTGGTTTAATGATAAAAGATGGTATAAAAGCTAGTAAATTAGCAGATGAATGGGGAGTAAGTAAAACAAGCGCAGTTATTGGTGGGGTATTAGGTGGAACTAAAAAAGGACTTGAGGGCGCTTTTAGTAATATGGGAAAATGGGCTTTATTAGGGGCTGGGGCAGGAACTTTAATAGCTCCTGGATTAGGAACTTTAATAGGTGGATTAATTGGAGCGGCGTTTGGGGGTATATTAGGTTGGATAGGTGGAGAAAACATATCTAAAGCATTTGAAAAATTTAAAACGGGTGTAATAAGTTTTGGTAATATATTAGATAAATTAGATAAAATTTTACTAGACGTTTTTGATTATGGTAAATATAGTGGGGCTATGTCTAAAGCGGGTTCAGGAGCCGTCCCTGTAATAGGTACTTTAATTGGTGGGGTTGCAGGTTCGGCTATTGAGGGTTTAGTTTGGTTATTTAAACCTAGAGAAGGTGGTAGTAATTTTACTAAATTTGTTAATTTTTTAGATAAAATTTTACTAGACGTTTTTGATTATGGTAAATATAGTGGGGCTATGTCTAAAGCAGGTTCAGAAGCCGTTCCTGTAATAGGAACTTTAATTGG